AATATTGATAAAGCCTATAAAGGTTCAGATTTGAACATAGGTTTGGAGAATGTTCAAAAAGAAGGACAAAAAGCAATCACACAAATAAAGCAAGAAGGTCAAAAGCTTTTAGAAGGTGATTTTAATTTAGAAAGAGCAGTAACAGGGACTGTCAAAGGAATAGAAGATACTTATAAAGGATCTGACCTTCATTCTGTATTCCAACAAACTGAAGATTTTATTAGAGATCCCACTAAAGGTTTAAGAGACACTGCTTCAGATGTTAAAGATGAATTCGAAGGAGTTATAAATCAGTATAAAAAAGCAGGAAAAAATATAGAAACAACAGGTTCAAATATTGTAACAGCCTTTGAAGATACTTTTAATACAGGAATGAATGTTTCCACTGCATTGGGTTCTAATGCTGCAAAACAGGTCATGAAAGCTAAATCAGATCTTTCTTCTGCTCTTACTTCTGCATTTGGTGGTTTAACAGGTCCAAAAAGTGGAAAGAAAACTTCTGTAGGAGACTTATTGGAACGTGATAGAGATAAACGGAGAGGTGGTTTAAGCCGATCTGGAACTTCAAGAACCTTAATTACAGGAAAATACTAATGGGTGGATCAATAGGCGAAGAAACAGATAGATTTTTAAATGCAACTGTAGGTCAAGCACTAGGCAATAAAAATTTTTCTAACATTCAAGGATCTGCAGAAGATCTGCAAACACACTATGAAAAACAATATCAAGGGATTACTAACCAATTAGGTCTTCCTGATTTAATGAATCCAGAGCCTGAAGGCGAACCAGATCAAGATCCTTCACCTAAAGCTGAAGATAGTAACCCTTTTTCAATGGCATCTTATGGAAACAACGTAAGACAAAGACGAAAATCAGGATTTGGTAGAAGGCAAACCTTTAAAGGTCTTACAGGCTGATGGATTTATTCACACAGCTTACATCTGAGTTGGCATCTCTCAAAGACTCTAGACGTAACTGGGAAAGCACTTGGCAGGAAATAGGAGATCTTGTTTCTCCTAACAGAAGTGATTTCCTTACCCTAAGAACTGCAGGAGAGAAACGTAGAGAAAAGATCTTTGAATCTACACCTTTACGTGCCTTAACCAGATTTTCATCTGGTATGCATAATCTGTTGACTCCCAGCACACAAAACTGGTTTGAGTTGAAGATGAGAAATAATGCACTCAATGAAGAACGGGATGTACAGTTGTGGTTGGAAGAATCTACAAGAGTATTAATACAGACCTTCAATAGACCCAACAACAACTTCCATCCTGCAATGCATGAATACCTATTGGATTTAGGTGCATTTGGAACAGGAGTTATGCATGTTAAAGATATTCCAGGTGAAGGACCATACTTTGCGAGTTATCCACTCTATAACTGTTTCCTTGCAAAGAACGAAATGGGTCGTGTAGATACGATCTATAGAGTTTACGAACATACTGCAAAAGAAGTCCTGGAAGCATTTGGTGAAGAAAAACTTCCTGATAAAGTGCAAAAAGCCATAGAAGCAGGAAAATACTATGACAAATTTGAATGCGTACATGTAGTTAAACCAATATCTACATTTAAAGATGCTCCCATCAAACGATTCCCATTTGTCAGTATTTATTTCATGCCTACTGCAAAAGCCATTCTGAATGTAGGTGGTTTTGAATCATTTCCATTTGTATGCAGTCGTTGGGAAAGAAATGCACAGGAAACTTATGGAAGAGGTCCAGGTGCTGAAGCATTGGCAGATATTAAAATGCTCAATGAGATGGAAAAGACCTACCTCAAAGCATTACAGAAGATTGTTGATCCACCATTGATGATTCCTGATGACGGATTCTTAAACCCTATAAGAACAACACCTGGAGGAATCAACTACTATCGATCAGGACTAGGAAAAGACGAAAGAATCTTTCCAATGCCTTCTGCACAAAGAGTTGACATTGCAGAAGCAAAAATGGCTCAAGTCAGAGAAAACATAGAAAAGTCGTTCTACCTAGACATGATGGAATTGCCAGGACCCGTTGCAAATGATGGTGATGTTTTAAGATTTACTGCAACTGAAGTTCAAGCAAGACAAAGAGATCGTTTACAGATTGTTGGACCTATTGTTTCAAGACAGGAAATTGAAATGCTAGGACCAATGATAGAACGGGCAACTCAAATTCTTCTTACCAATAATATGCTTCCTCAACCTCCTGATGTTGTTATGGAACAAGAAGAATTTAAAATCGAATATCGCAATCCAGTCTCTGTAGCAATGCGGGGCTATGAATTGAACAGCATCTCTCAACTGATTCAGTTCCTTACTCCAATTGCCCAAATCGACCCAACCATTCTACAGAGGCTGGATACTTCTCAAGTAGTTAAACTTGGTGCAGATATCTTAAGAACACCACCAAGTGTTGTTAAAGATGAAGCACAGTTTCAACAAGAGTTGCAACAACGGCAGGAACAGTCAGCAATGATGCAACAATTACAACAAGCAGAAATAACAGCAAACATTGACCAAGTAACCTCAACTGCAGAAAAGAATAGAGCAATGGCAGCACAGCAGATGACTGCAGTATAATGTTTGATAAAGACCGTAAACGGAGAGCAACTTATAAAGAAGTATTTTCTACCGAAGCTGGTAGAGAAGTGTTGGAAGACTTGATGAAAAATAACTTTATCTGGAATTCCACTATAACCAGTGATTTGCAGGAAACAGCATATAACGAAGGGCGAAGATCTGTTGTTCTAGCCATTCTCAATTATGTGTCGTTGGATGCAGATCGAATTCAAACCATGATGAAGCAAAATTATGAGCGAAGCATCGATGACAACTTCTGAAGCTGCACCAAGCGATTCAGGAGCCATTGACTCTGGCGGTTCAATGCTTTCTGCAGAACAACCAGCAATCACTTCTAGTCCAATGGAGTTCAATCCTACAGGATTGCCTGATGGATTAGGAGAAGAACCATCCCTACAGACTTTTGACTCTGTAGATAAGTTGGCTAAATCGTATGTCAATCTTGTTAAAAAGATGGGTGTACCAGCAGAACAACTCCTACGTTTACCTGGAGAAGGTGAACCTATGGATGATGTTTATAATGCTCTTGGAAGACCTGAAGACCATAATGGTTACACTTTAGGAGATTATGAACCAGAGCAGACAGAAAACTATAGACAGTTTGCCCACCAGTTGGGATTAAACAACCAACAGGCAGAAACTATATTCCAAGCATATCAACAGGATATTGCTGAACGTGAAGAAGCTTCTCAACAACAGTTTGAGCAGTTTGAAGTTGATAACCTAAGCACTTTACAACAGGAATGGGGTGATGAGTTTAATCACAACCTGGAAATGGCAAGACGAGCTTTTATGAATTTTGCTACTCCTGAAGCAGTTAAGGTTATTGAAGAAACAGGAATGGGAAACCATCCAGAATTATTAAAAGTCTTTGCCCGAATCGGTGAAGTCTTGGCAGAAGATTCAGTTTTACCAGGATCAAATAACGCAGTTCTTGGTGGAATGAATCCAGCCAATGCTCAAGAAGAAATCAATTCATTATTAAATGATAAAGATTTTAGACAATCTTACATGGATACCTATGATCCTAATCATCAGGCAGCCGTTGCTAAGATGACTAAACTCTATAGCCACTTGAGCTAAAACTTAGACCAGACAAGGTATTTTTATACCCCTGGCATTTAGATAATGTCAGCGAACCCCATGTGGACAATTCGCAAATGTGCGTTTTTTTACTCACTAATTGCGGAGATTTTATATGTCCACTCAAGTCACAACGGCATTTGTCAAACAATTTGATGCCAATGTACAACTTCTCGTCCAACAAATGGGAAGTAGACTGCGTAATGCAGTTACATTAGAAGGTGGTAAGATCGGTGAAGAAGTCTTCATGGATCGTATCAGTGCTACTTCAGCACAAAAAGTTACCAGCAGACATGCTGACTCACCATTAATCAGTACACCACATGATAGACGTAGGGTAACACCTGTTGACTATGATTGGGGTGACATGATTGATAATCCAGACAAGTTAAGGCTCTTGATTGATCCTGCATCTGCATATTCCATGAATGCTGCTATGGCAATGGGAAGATCAATGGATGAAGAGATTATTGGAGCGTTAAAAGGTAATGCATATGGATCAACTGGAGATTCTGCCACATCAGGTAGTTCTTCAAGTTCTTCGATTGCATTACCTGCTGCTCAGAAGATGACTTCTGCGACAAATAATTATAAAGTCGATGGAGAAGCTTCCTCTGAACAACCATTGACAGTAGGTAAATTAATTGATGCTCGTAAGCGTTTAGGTGCTAGTGAAGCAGACGATTATGATGTCAATGGAAACAGTAATCTATTCTTGGTTGTGAACTCTGCACAGTTAGCCTATTTGTTGACTTCAACAAAAGTTAATAGTGCTGATTACAATCAGGTAAGAGCATTGGTTGCAGGAGATCTAAATCAGTTTATGGGTTTTAACATTATAAGAACTGAAAAAATCCCAACAACCTCTGGCACAGAATCTTATTCAGGATCTACAGAAGTTCCACAAGTTACAGCTGAAGACAATCATTATTGTTATGCTTTTCATCGCAGAGGCATTGGCCTTTGTGTCTGGGAAGACATTGTAGCTAGGATTTCAGAACGACCTGACAAACGATTCAGTCAGTATATTTACTATCGCATGACCGTTGGAGCAACTCGTCTTGAAGAAGAACGTGTTGTAGAAATCCAATGCCAAGATGCACCTGTAGCTTAATCGTTTGAAAGGAGATTAATATGGCAGCAACTACAAATTATGGAGCGAACTTTACGAAGTTCGACCAAAATGTCCCTAAAGAACAAGTCAATGTTGCGGAACATGGAGCAAGATTACGTGTCCAATATGATACGTATGAAACTGACGGCAACGAAGGTGCTGGATCAACCATCGCTATGGCTCGAATGCCCAAAGGTGCAAGGGTATGGCAAGTTATATTGGTTACAGATGACATTCATGCATCTGCGACTTTGCAAGTTGGAGATTCCAGTGATCCTAATAGATTCATTACTGAATCAATTTGCGGTGATGACAACAAAGTGCATTACATGCATCCAAAAGCTCATGCTTCAGATGGTAATGTAACTTTGCTTGGTGGAGCTAGTGGAACAGGTATTGATGGTTTTGGTTATGCGTATACCGCAGAAACAGACATCATTATCACTACTGCTAGTGCTACATTAGCAGCAAGTAAAACAATCAATCTGTGTATATTTTATTCACTTGATTGATTTTTAACTTTAAGGGGGTCTCTAAGGGGCCTCCTTTTTACAAAAGAGTAATTATGGCTAATATCGTTCTTTATTCTGAAGATGGAGAAGAAAAATCTGTTATTCAAAATTCTAAAGAATGGCATGATCTTCTTAAAATAGGTTGGACTTCCTGGAAGAAACCATCTCCTAAAAAAACTGCTAAGAAAAAAGCTTAATGGCTACTGCAATTCAGATCTCTAATATTGCCTTAAACAATATTGGTGATGGAACTATTACAGCTTTTGATGATGCTAATGCACGGGCAAGAGCCTGTAAATTAAGGTTTGAAGATGTAAGAGATGCCGTGCTTCGTTCTCATCCTTGGAATTGTATGACTCATAGAACAGAGTTATCCAAAAGTGGAGACTATACACCTCCATTTGAATATGACTATGCCTATGTTTTGGATAATACGATTATTCTCAGAGTTTTAAACCTCTATGAAAGTGACCAATACGATTATCCATTCAAAGTAGAAGGTCAGTATCTTCTGACTGATGCTACTACTGCAAAGATCAAATACATCAAAAAACCTAGTTCCAGAGATGATACTACTGATTTTGATGCACAATTGGTTCAAGCAATAGCAATGGGACTTGCATCAGAAATTGCAATGGATCTTACAGGTCAAGGATCATTGCGTGATTTGATGTTAGGTAAATTCCAGCAAGTGTTATCAGAAGCAAGAAGTATTGATGCACAAGTTGGTACTGCAGATGTTATTGAATCCAATGAATGGTTGAATTCAAGGAATACTTCCATGTCAGGAAACTTCAGACCTTTTTCTGCATCAACTGCAAATGGTGTATAAATGAGAGTGACCCAAACTCAGACTAATTTCTGGGGAGGTCAGATTGCGGTTAAATCACAAGGTTTTGTAGATGAGGAATTGTATTCCAAATCTGTACAAGAACTTACCAACTTTGTGGTTACACCAAATGGTGGAATTGCAAGAAGACCAGGAACTCAATATATAGCGAGAACCAAACCAAATGCAGTAGGAGTTGGAAAAGAAGCAAATGCAGTAAAGTTGATTCCTTTTACTATAGGATTTGGAAGTGTAAACAACTATATACTGGAATTTGGAGTTTATCAGCCTGAAGTAACAATCACTTCAGTAACACATGGAAGTGATCTCTTTACTGTTTCAGGAGGGCATGGTTTATCCAGTTATGATGTTATTCAATTAGAAACATCAAATACTCTTCCAACAAGTGATCCAGCTGATACTCTCGCAATAAATACTGATTATCATGTTCTTAAAATAAACGACACACAATTTAAAATTTGTACAACTGCAGCAAATGTAACTTCTACAACTGTAGTAGATCTCACAAATGATGGTTCTGGAACACATAAAGTAAGTTCTAGAGGATATATAAGGTTTTATAAGGACAAGGCACAGTTGGCTTTATCAAGTAAACCTTATGAACTAACAACACCTTATAATACGACTGCAAAAGTTAACTCTATACGTTTTATTCAATCGGCATCCTATTTGTTTCTTGTAAGTCCTGATGTTCCTCCACAACAGCTTGTTTATACTTCTGATACCTCATGGGCATTGTCAGAAATATCTTTCTATGACGGACCTTATTTCAATTCTCAGGAACTTGCTGATGGTACTGCTTCTACAGTCACCATGTCTATATCAGGTTCTCCTACTTTACCAACAGGAATCAATCAAACAGGATGGGTAGGAGAATGCGATAATGCGTATTATTGGTCTGGACTTGGAGATTCTAATCCTGCTCCTACAGATAATCTTCAAACCTTTTCATTCCTTCAGAATAAGAATCATGGTCTTCAGGATGGAATGAAGGTCAATCTTTCAGGGATTACTTTAGTTGTATCTGTATCTGCATCTTCTCCAGTTTCACCTACAGGAGGTGCTTTATCAGGAGCATGGCAAACAGATCAATCCCATACAAATGTAAATCCAACAGCAACAAGTGCAGATGGTAATTTATCCAGTTTAAAAGCATCAATTACAACAGATGGTAATGGGAATCCAACAGTTACGATTACTACAATGGGTACTGGATATGATCCTACTGATACAATCACTTTTACTGATCCTGGTTCAACATCTAGTACAGGAGTAGTAACTCTAAATTCAGCACATCCTTCCAATGGAGATTTCTTTGCAACTCAATGTACGGCTAATACTTTTAAATTAACGAGTGCTGTAGGAGATGCTCCTGTAGATTTTGGTCATAACCAGAAACCTACTGTAAAGGCTTATTTTTATAGAAAGAATTCTGCAGTTACGTTAACGCAATCTGGAGCTGGAGTTTGGACTGATACAGCAACCGATGCAGGAAGATTATTCAGAATCAATACTTTAGGAAATGAACAGATCTATTGGGGTCATGTAGTAATAAATACTATAAGCACTCATGCTGCATCATGTACTGCAAAAACAGATATTCCTGTTTCGTTCACTTCTAATTTAAGAGATTGGAAATTAGGACAATGGTATACAGGAAACTATCCTCATTTTGTTTCTTTATTTCAACAAAGATTGGTCTTTGCACGAGTTGATCATAGTCCACAGACTGTTTTCTTCTCTCAAACCAATGACTTCTACAATTTTGGCCCTTCAGAGTCTTTAGGATCGGCTACAGGACAAACAACAGCATCAGGAGCATCCATCATAGGAGAACAGGTATTAGCGTTCAATGCGATGACCTTTACGTTTGATTCTGGAACTGTAGATGAAATCCAGTTTCTTGTACCACAAGAGAAACTTCTGGCAGGAACAACAGGTGGTATTTATGCAGTCTATGGATCAGAACAAGACTTAACGATTACACCAACTAATTTTACAGTCAGAAGAGAAGGAACCCAACCAGCAGAAAAAACAGTCAATGCTGTAGCTGTAGACGAAAATGTTCTTTATGTCGAAGGTTCTGGAATCAAGGTTCGTTTAATCAATTTCGGTAAAGCAACTGCAGGAGAAAAATCATTCGATATCACCATAAGAGCTAATGATATTCTGAGCGACAAAGGTAAACAGATTATGGCAACCTCCATTCCAAACTATGCCAACTGGATCAGAGATGGTAATGGAGCAATCAGTTGTGTCACTTACATTCCTCAAAATACAATATTGGCATGGCATAAACATCAAATTGCAGGCTCTTATGATTATACAAATACAAGAGGAGGTGATCCAACAGGACATTTAACAACAGATCAAACAAATGCCGTTGTAGTCGATATGGGAACTATTCCATATGATGATCAGGATCAACTATGGATGGTTGTCAGAAGAACCATTCCTACTGTAGATGGAGGTAATAGTCATACCATCATTGAAACCATTGAAGTAATGGAAAACTGGATGAAAGAAGAAACCATTGATGCATCCAGATTCATGGATGGTCATGTAGTCGCAACTACTGCAACTTCAGTATCAGGTTTGAATCATCTGGAAGGATTAACCGTGAAGTTGCTTGGTGATGGTTCTCAATTGGATGATGTTGCTGTTTCTTCTGGATCTGCAGCATCAGGTGCATCTTCCAATTATACAACTCTGGTTTCAGGATTAGGTTATGAATCTAAACTGGTAACACTTCCAGTTGCTCTTGGTCCTCGTGGAAATGTCAGAATTGGAAACAAGAAAAGGATTCACAGAGCATGGGTTAAAGTTTATAGAACACCAAATATTAAATATGGAATTTATCCAGCATCGGTTTCAGAAGGTACTTTAACAGAAATGGTAACAAGAACTTTTTCTGACGAATATGGAGATCCACCAACTTTGGTTACAG